GTAGAACACGGCGGGACAAAATTGTGGGAGATGCCCACGGCACGACTCGTAGAGAACGCAATCGAGGAGGCGACCGACCAACTAACCTATCTGCTTACCCTTCGACAACAAATGCACATTGTGATGGAGCTTGCTAGGGATGGATGCACGGACGAAACATTGACAAATCCTAGAGCTAGAGAGTGTTGTAATTTAATTTACACAACTCTTACAGGTCAATCTAAACCCTTATGAAGCCAATAAAGTTTGTCGCTTGTGGTGATATCCACGGCGATGAACAAGACGCTCCCTCGGTGAAAGCCCTGCTCGCTTTTACCAAGGAATACATTGGCAAGGATGGGGGACTTGTGGTTTGCATCGGCGACCTCTGGGACTTCCGAGCGATTCGCAAGGGGGCAGGCGATGAGGAACAAGCATCGAGTCTGCAAAAGGATTGGGACGCAGGGGAGGAGTTTATTCGAGAGTTCTTTAAGTTTGGGGATGAGAGAATCTTTTTAAGGGGTAATCACGACGAGCGCATTTTTGATATGGCTAGGAACTGCCGAAGCGGAGTAGCTCGTGACTACGCTAACGATGGAATAGAGAATATAGAATTGATAATGAAGGAAACCAAAGCGAGAATGTTCCCCTATGATTCAGTCGGTGGAATCTACAAGTGCGGGACGCTCTCATTCGCACACGGTTACGGCCACGCAATGCACTCTGCCAAACAACACAGCGATGCGTATGGGGATGTTATCTTCGGCCACACCCACGCCATTGACTATTTCCGTAGCGTGTCGATCGACCCCCGGACTGGCTACAATATCGGATGCCTCTGCAACAAAACTCCAGAATATAATCGAGGCCAACTCCGTAGACTCCGCTGGCAACACGGCTGGGCATTCGGAGCGATCTATCCCGACAAGACGCACGAGGTATTCCAAGCAAGGCAGAGGGGCAACAAGTTTTATTTACCGACTGACATAAAGGCATTTTAATTATGAAAGCACAAAATCCTTGGCAGAAACTTTTGTCGGAACACATTAAAGATAAATTCGCACCACCCCCGCCAGCGGGATATCACACGAGGGAGGAAGTGAGCAAGTTGTGGGGGAAATCAATGAACACGACCTCAAGAATGTTGAGCCAAATGCTCCTCGAAAAGAAAGTGGATATGAAAAGACATCCCTTTATTATCCCCAGAAAAGACCATCGTGTAGTTCGTAACCTAAAAATCTACAAGATTCTCCCCGCAAAGCACCCCCACAAGTAGCGTGGTTATAGGGACTTACGAACAATCGTTAAGATAAGATAAATAAACCCTTTACAACTTGGGGGAGTGTGATAGGGTGTGGGTATGCAAACAACCACAGCGAACACAAGATACTCGAAACAAGCCCACTCATTTACCAATGAAGATGGGGAAACAATAAATGCAATCGTTTATGGGGGACTAGATCACCCAAACGATATCAACGGAAACATACACATTGTTGATCTTGGGGAAGGCCACGAAGGCGGTCGTTATATGCTGACCCTAGAAAATGATGGATGGCTTTCCGATGATTTGAAAGACCTTGAGCCTCGCCTCTTTGAATGGATGAATGACTCTGGTTACGAATACGATTCTAAATAACAATCAAGAAAGGAAACTAAATCAAATGAATAAACTCCTTATATCCTACATCGCTGGCCTCGTGATCGGGGCTGGCTCGGTGCTTATAATAGTTGAACATCTACTTAAATAAACCTTTACAACTCCAAATCGAAATACTAGAACAAATCAAATGACATCCTTCCCCCTACCCGCACGGCCAGTAGGTTCAGCCGTTCCCGCCCTACACGATGAGTTTTCCGAGGGCTTCTCCATTGAGGGTAAGCTCAACGGATGGCGGGGATGGTTCGATCAAGAGACAAAGCAGGGCTACAACCGCCACGGCAAGTTCGCGTCGAACCACAACTTAATGGCCGATAGGATTCTTGGTGCTGGAATTAAATCACGCTTTGTCGATTGTGAAATTATGGGACAACGCACCAAGACTGGCAAAGGAACAATCGTGGTGATGGATGCGTTCGACCCCGCCAACCCCAAGCCTTATGCAGAGAGGATGAAGGAGATCGAACACCTCGAAGCCGTCACCTTTGATATCCCAAACAACAAGCTCCTCCGCTTTGTCCGTCTCGCCCACCACAAGATCAATGCAATCTGGGAGGAGATGAACTTTCAAAACAATAAGGCGGGTGAGGTTATCTGGGAGGGCTTCGTAATGAAAGCCCTTGATGATGGCAAGTACCCTTATATCACCAACCCAAACTACTGCTCCCCCGCTTGGCAGAAACAACGGATACGCTGGTGATTATTTTCCTTGTGGCTTTCTTTGGGCTTCTGATTCTGCAAGGGGTGAGGCTCTTTGCCAAACACATCGACCAGCAGAACTATGAGCGTAGGCAGTTCTATTTGTATGTGGCCGCCGAACTAGAAAAGATGGACAAGATCGTGGCCGAGGGCAACCAGCCTAAAGAACCTAAAGAACCAAAACTACTACTCCCCTCAAAGAACTGGGTGGGGCGTAACTAAATGAAGCTAACCCCATCGGCCAAGTTCGAACTTCTATGGAGAAGCCTTGGTGGTGGGGAGTTAAAGAAGGAATACAAGTTTGCAGAGGGGAGAAGGTTTAGGTTTGATTACTACCACCCCGAAGGCGTAGCTGTCGAACTTGAAGGGGGAATTTGGCGAATGGGAAGACACACGAGGCCATCCGGATTCCTTAATGATATGGAAAAATATAACCTTGCCGCATCGATGGGCATCCTAGTTTTCCGCATACCCTCTCACGATATTTCTGCCAAGTGGCTTTCCCCGATAATAAAAACCATAAACGAAAGGATGGCAAAATGAGTGAAGAACTGCCTACATTCTGGCATCAAGAACCAGCCAAGAAAAAATTACCAAATGAAACTACGGATGAATGGGTAGTAAGAGTGTTTGGAGCATTCCCCGATACAGAGTTCGACAGCCGGAACGACTTTAGATTTTTGAACTTACCCAAGACACAGAAAGAAAACGCCGAAGGCTTTGGCGTATTCGATGACGGACAGAAGAAAAAATAAACCAAGAAAGAACCAACAAATGAATGACCAACTAGCAGTACACAATGGCAACGGAGTCTCAAGTCACATTCGCCAAGCGACTGATGTGGCGGGGGCTTGTCGTGCCATCGTTAAGGAAACTTGCCAACGCATCGGCCAGAAAGATTATGTTCGGGTTGAGGGCTGGCAAGCCATCGCAGTAGCCCACGGATGCGTTGCATCGGCCAGAGATGTTGAGCGTCTCGAAGATGGCTATCGTTGCATCGGTGAGGTCAAGAGGATGGACAATGGACAAGTCATATCTCAAGCCGAGGGGTTCTTGGGTGATGACGAGCCAATGTGGGTTAACCGCCCTACCTATGCCAAGAGGGCTATGGTTCAAACGAGAAGTATCAGCAGGGCTTGTCGTTCGGCATTCGCACACATCGTCGTGCTAATAGATTCTAAATTGAGTACGACACCGGCAGAGGAGATTCCTGCTGGTGGTTTCGAGGATATCAATACAGACAAATACGAACCAGCACCGAAGGCTGTACCCGCGAAGATAAGCAAAGCAGACTTGGTAGATATCACAGCCAAGCTCAACTCCCCCAATAAGACCAACGGCACAGAGCCGATGGATATGGAGTTGAAGTTTGGTAAGTATAAAGGGTCAACGCTTCGGCAGATCGCCGCCTTTGGTGAGAAGGGCTTAGACTACTTGGACTGGTTGAGCAAACAAGAACTCAAACCCGGCAAGGACGGCCAACCATATAAGAACGACATCATACGCAACGAAATCATCCAAGAGATTCTTTTGGAGAGCGAGGCGTTAGCGAAAGGAACACCCGATGAAATCCCATTCTGAACTTATCCAAGACATCCTTAACGATGTGAGGAGTAAGGCCGCCGACCTCGAAAGAGAACGATGTGCCAATCTGGTTCAACAACTGGCAGACGGAACAGAAGATGCAGTCATCACCGGAATCTTAAACGAGGTGGTGGTGGCAATTAGGAGGCTCGCAGATGTCAGCCGTTGATGTTCGTATACCGGAAACCAAGTGGTCAATGTTGGAGTGGAATACAACCAAGGAGATACCAAATGAAAATAGCAGGGTTCTTATCTATAATGGAAAAGAAGTTATCGGCGGGAGATACTTACAAGGGGATTATGTCGCCCACAACTGGGGTCAACAAACCGAAGTCGTACTTTGGGCAAAGTGGCCGACCGCACCCAAATGGTGAGTTTCCTTTCATACATCGTGAATCATTTAGCGGTGTGGTTCGTAGTTGCGGTCTGCTCATACAGCGTATTCATTCTGGGGCTATATCTGCTAGGCCGATTGTTGGGCTGGTTAAAAGATTGGTGGGAAAGGTATGAGCGTTAAGAGATTAAAGCTCGTAGAGCAGTTCCACTCCGTTGTGTCCAAGAGATTAAGGGACTTGTTCAAAGACTTCGACCATGCAAAGCGGGAATCCTACAAGGACATCATAAGCCACCTCGACTATTCGCATCGCATAACCAAGGAGCTATTGGAGAGGGCGAAGAAATACCAGAAGCGGGATGTGGAGAAGAAAAAGTGAAGCGAGATTCCTTCTGGTTTCCCTTCGAGCCTAACCGCTGGTTGGCTAATGAGAAGCTGGCCTTGGTAAGCCTTGAGGCCAAGGGGCTATGGATTCACTTGCTCTGCCTTATGTATAAGGCCAACGCCGGCGGGAAACTAACGATCAACGGCAACTCCCCAAGCCCAGAGCAGATCAGTCGGATGGTTGGGCAAGATGCCAAGCCACTCCTTCAAGAGCTTGAGGTTGCAGGGGTTTATGAAATTAAAGATGGGGCGATCTATCACGGAGGAGTGGCATCCGGACTGGCAAAGATGGAGGAAAGATCGGCTGGATATGCTCGAAGGATAACCCATAGATGCACCATAGATGCGCCATCTATGAACCATCTATCGTCCATAGATGAACCATCTATCGTATATAATAAGAGTAATAGTAAGAGTTATAGTAATAAGGATAACAAGAAAGAGAGAGAGGGCTTGCGCCCTACGCACGCTGAATGGATTGCCTTTGCAAATGAGATCGGATGGAGGCTTACGGATGCGGAGTCGGCTTTTGATTACTACCAGAGCAACGGATGGAAGGTCGGGGGCAGGGCATCAGTAAAGGATTGGAGGGCGTGTGCGAGAAATTGTCAGCGTAGGAGCAACCAACAACCAACCAAAGGAAACCAACCAATGAAAAAACCAATCAAGTCGGGGTGTGAATCCCCGCCAACATACAAAATTATGGGCTTTCAGACGCTTGAAGCGTGGGAAAAGGCGGGGTGTCCGTGAACGACCTCGTTTTAGCGGCCACAATACACCGAGTTAAGTGTTGCGAGGACAAAATTGCCCAATTTGAACAACTCATAAGCACACTCACCGCCCAGATGGCTCATAATCGCTCAGAATTGGCCTCTAAAGGGCTTGCAAGCCTAGTTATGGGTACAACCACCCCCCTAGACATCCCAAGGGAGTTACGGCCAACCTTCGGCAAGTATCGGGCAAGGGGAAATCGCTCCCACAACACAGTTCAGAAGCGTTGGGGGATTTGGAAGGCTCAATATGAGTCGGGACTGACCGTAAAGGAGATTGCAAACGCTTGGGGATGCCATCACTCCTCAATCGTGAACGCAAAAAGCAAAAACTTCACGGCTCGGAAGTCAACTGGGAGGGGAATCAAATGATCGCAATTTTAGAGGCCGAGCAGTTTGAGTTGCCCTTTATGCGAACCACGCACCCAGTCAAGACGGAAGGCCACGACCAGAACGCTCGAATCCTAGC